CTGACCTGCACCTGCACCACCAGCAACGAAGGTATCCTTAAGTGGGTAAGAAAGCTTAACACCATCGGCGGCATCACCAGCATTAGGAACACCGTTACCCAAGAAAACAAGTCTTAGCTTACCAGCGCTCGTGATTGAAGTAAGTCTTCTAACGAGACGGGTGTTAACACTAGAACCTGTAACTTCTGCGATAGCAGTAAGTGCATCACGGTTAAGATCTGATGGGATACCAGAAGCGGAAAGCTCAAGAACAGTAACGTCCTGCGAACCAGCCAAAATATCTGGGTCAAATCTAATCAATTTCTTTTGTGCCTCTGTCAAAGAGCCAGGAGCAACTTCGTCAGTTGCGGTAGACGCTGCACCCAAGTGACGTACAACACTACCAGTTGGTGAACTGTAACCAGTACCAAGATCGTAGAAACCACCAGGTCCACCCTTTGACATATCGCCATCAAGGTCAACACCGCCAGTCAACTGACGACCAACAACGTTTCCACCATAAACGGAATCGCCCTTGTCCATACCAGCGCGGAAATCGCCATTGACAAAATCCAAGAAGAAGATAAGTCCACTTGGAAGACTCATAGGCTGTACGCTTACGAGATCGTTTGCAATCAATCCACCGAAAACACGACGAACGATTGGGAAAGCAACTGATGCAAAACCTTCTACATCACCTGCAGACATTGATGAAGCCTCACGGAGAAGCTCCTTAGCCTGATTCTCAAGGAGAACGGCCATTGTATTCTTAGCACGCTCATCGCCAAGATTCTCAAGAAGACCAGTCTTTTCCCACTTGGAGAGAAGAGCTTGTCCTTCCTTTGAAACATCACGACTAACGATGCCTTCTGTTAATGTTTGTAAAACAGACATAGTATAGTAACCTCCTAATTATTTTTCTTTTTTAATGCCAGCTAAACGCTGCATGCGCTCGGAAAAGATATCTGTTTCGTTATTATTTTCTTTTCTTTGCGAGTTCAAAATAAGGGAAGAATTTCTACTAACTGCTTCGCTTAGTGATTTCGGCATTGAAGGCTTAACCTCTCTGCTTCCCACTGTGCTTTGAAGGGTTTCAAAAATTACCTTCGCTTCTTTTGGTGATTCTGCCTTTGAAATAGCTTCAACAATTTTTCTTCTTTGTCGCTCATTCAGGGAGTCGCTTTCTAAGGTCTTGTTAATATAAAGTAACTTAGCATTTGAAACATTAACGGTCTCAACTTTTTCTTTTAACAAAAGTACTGCGTCTATATATTTCTTATTTTCTGTTGCCAATTTTTTTGTTTTTGATTTTTGAATATTGAGAGCTTCCTCAAGGTTTTTAATGGTTTCTTTCATTTTATCGTTCTCTTCGCGAACTTCAGAATCCATCTGCTTGGCAAGCTCCATGTCCTCAAACTCCTTCATCTGAGATTCTGGAACATTGAGGTGACCAGTTTTTTGAGGATTAATATCAATGGTGAGCTTTTCTAAGATTTCTTCAACAACCTCGTCAAGCATTTCTTCGCTGATTTCGTCCTCTTCTTCTTCAAGCATTGGGGAGTCAACATCAACAGCAGCATCAACTGCTGGCTCTAATTCTGCAGCTACTTGATCATGTGTCTCTGCACCTTCGGGTGCTTCTCCCATCTCTGCTTCGTAATCTTTAATTTTTTGTTTGAGTTGTGGTAGGTCAATAACGATGGCAGCATCGTCGTCCACAACCTCACTTTCCTGATCGTCTGGAAGATCAGATGCTGTGGCGAGAGGAATCTCATCCAATGATGGATCCATCCCTTCTTCGTCTTCTTCGGCTTCTAAAAGAGAGCTAACTGCTTCTTTAATTTGATCCGAATACTTTTCAATGATCATTGCTTCAGCGTTCTTGATTGCAGACTCTCTTAGAGCATTTGCATCAATAATTGCTTGTTCTAACATGGATGACATATACCTACCCCTATAAATGAAAAAAAATTCTCAATAGTAAATAGTATCTAAAATCCTTAAAACCTTGAAAAAAACAGCCCTCTAGACCTGTGGGGCTCTCCTTAAGGAGGGGAACCCTTTGACGCCAAATATAAAAGGAAGAGTTTGCTCTTTTTGACCATAAACAACTTCTTGTATTGGCCTCTTGTGAGATATAGATGATTCTACTTGTAGTGTAGAATCAGGTGCTGCATAACTTGTACTGGTATCATTTGTGCCATTGCGACCATTTCCACTTGAATCATTTGGATTGCCATCAAGCTTATACCAGCCAACAATGTCATCGCCTCTATGACTGCCCTTATAATTAAGTGTTATGCCTCCATTGTAGATGTCTTTAACTTGCTTAGCGTTTAGGGCACCAGTGCCAGCAGCATGCTTGTACATAACAAAGTTTGAAAGCTGCCCGTGTGAGGGGAGGCTAAATGCTGTTCGCTGACTACCTAAGTAAAGCGCTGTGCTAGTGTTGCGAGGCACGCCCTGATCAGCGTCAGCTGTTTCTTGCTTACTTAAGACACCATTTACATAAATCTTTTCTTGATTACTGGCAAGACCTGGGTCAATAGTTATGACAATGTGAACCCATGAACCAAGAGGGTGGGCGCTATTACCTGTGGTGATGATTGAAGTATCTCCGTCAGTATCAAAATAAGCAAAAGAAATTGCTTCATTAGCGTTAAGGGTAGCATAGTATGAATGTTGTGAGCTATCGCTTGCGTGATACTTAGCAAAAATATATTGTGTACCAGTACCTTGGTCAGCAGCTATGTGATGCCAGAGTGAAAAAGAAACAGGAACTGCTGCTCCATCGGTTTGCAGATCAAAAACATCACCAGTATCAGCAACAGTGACACCGCCATCGGTATCTGATTTAACACTCAAACAGTTTGCAACATTTGAAAAGTTAGTAATTTTTGGCCCAGAATCATAATTTTGGATTGTGTAATCAGCTCTAGCTGGTGCTTTTACTCTTGGCATGCTAGTCTCCTAGAAAGTTGAACAAGCAGCCCAAACATTAACTTGGTTAGTATTTGCACAAACAAAGGCAACGCGGTCAATGCCTAAAATTTGATAAGTTCGGTATTCTCTGTCGCTTGGAACTTTAGCGTCTTCGTCTCTAGAGCCCTGATTGCCCAAGTCAAGACTTGCAGCCGTTGGTCCACTGTTTCCTGCTTGCGGCTCAAATGACGCTGGGATTTCAAACCACCTTTCAAAAGCATGACAATATCCAAAAACTGTAACTGCACCTGGATCGTCACTAGTAGTGGCATCTTCCAACAATAAGTGAAGATATCTTTGATTTTCCGTAGCGTATCCAACGGTCTTGTAGCTTGCATTACTAAGCCTAAGATCGTTTGTGTTTGCCAAGAGTGTAACTTTTGTTCCTGGTGCACCTGCTAAGTTTTTAGGGCCTCTTGTTCTACCCCAGCTTGTATGTTTAAAGGTTGTCATTTTAAATCTCCTAAATTATTTAGTTGTACCGATGTTTCTTTTCAGTGCATTCTCTAGAGAGTCTTAACTTTTTCTCTTTTTTAAGTTTTCTTTTGATGGACTTCTTGGTGAAATACCTTCTTTCCCTCAACTCATCCATCAGGCCAGATTTTTTAACCTTCTTTGAAAACTTACGAATAAGCCTTTCATTCTCATCTGTACTTCTTATACTTTTGCTATCTGCATCAACAGATACGTTTACTGCTTTTGCCATGTTACCTTCTTTCTTAAATTAAATCTTTCCATTTTGCACCCCCAATCTTCAGGATGCCATCAATATTTACTCCTGGATCATCTGGAGCATAACTATCTAGTGGATTTGCGCCTGGACCGCTTGTAGCCTGCTTCCTTGACAATGGCTTTGTATCTTCAAAAAGATCTACACCATTATATCCGCCTGCACCGATAGCCTTCATCATTCTTTTTTTGGTTTCACTTAGTTGTTTTTTAATTTGAGTATCATCTTGTTTTGGAACCACACGTTCAACTTGCTTAGATTCTACAATGGGTTGTGCGCCAAGACCTTGTACAACTTCTGAAACTATATTAGACAACAGCCCCTCTTCCAAAACTACTTCTCTGATACATTGTTTTATTAGCGGTTTTAATATTTTCTTTAACTCTTTACTTTGCATTAATTGTCCTTTAAAATACTCTCAATTAAATTGTCAATCTTTACTTTTTTATCACTCTCAAAAAGCTCCTTAGCTTCTTTCATCATGTAGGCACCTGGTGTAGAGGGGTCAGCAACCATATCAAAACATATAAGCTGAAAATCATCTTCAACCATTGTAACACCATTTTCTTCTCTAATTGAACCCATGCCTCTTGAAGATATTCCACAGGGAACGCCCGCCTTGATAAGGCTTTCTAAGATTTGTCCAGAAGGCGTGCCAAGAACTTCAATCTTGCCCATACACTTTTTACCTTCCATCCAGATGTCTGTCACCAAGTGGGAAGCATTCTGAAGATTAACGACCCCTGATTCAGGATGGTCTAATTCTCCTAGAGCCCTGCGTTGTTTTACAGCTTCTGTGTATTTTTTAACTTCTCTTTCAAGAATAGCATGAGGATAAATTCTACCATTTCCATTCTTGGTTTCCGACATTTGCATAACGCCTGAAAGTATGGTCACTCCATCTTCTCTAATCCTGCGCTTTTCATCCTCTGTTAAAAGGTCTTGGCAAATGCCACCGTCGCACAGTTCAAAATATTCTCTTAGTAGTTTCATAATTCTCCTCAGTGCGGGGATTACCCGCTTCAGCTATGATCCCTTGCAGCAGTTCGCTACAGGTCTAATCATCCAGCGAATTTTAGTTAATGGTCTCATTTTCTCTCCTTATGACGTATACCGTCTTTTCAATTTTCAATCCATTATCATCAAACAAAATATTCGGAACGTAACCTGCGGCCGAACCTGCGAAGCCGCAAAGTAAAGCCGTGATCAACGATCCATCAAAATTAATTAGTTCTGTGTAGAAAGATAAGTACCATAAAATTAACCCAACCCAAAAGCCAGTGCACATTGGGCAGGATAGAAGTTCCCCCATCCAACCCTGAGTGGGGCGGATTTTATCAAAGATTTTTCCATATACTAGAATTTGTGTAAGTCCGTATGCAATTATTGCAAACCAAAGTAAGTTCACTTGTCCTCGCTTTCTCTAAGGATTGAGTACAAGTATTGGTAACCATATGGTCTAACTCTTGAGTCAAGGGAGCCCTTTTTATCTTTCTGTGGTATCTCACCAAGCTCTGTTGACTCTTCTTCTGGAGGATCAAGATGGTAGGTCATCAAATCATGCTGAAGGTGCTTTCTTGCCATAATGTCTGGCATCTCTTCTTCTAAGAATAAACTGGTAGCAAAAAGGGCAGTCTGTACAGAGTTAACACCCTCTACAGTAGACTCAAACAACTCTGATTCCATAGATGAAAATATATTACCACCCTGAACACTTGCTCTGTCAAGCACGCCTTTCTTTGCCAAAAAGTTGAAAAAGCGATCCTGAACGGGATAAGTCTCTCTTTGTAGTCTTTCCTTTGGAAATGCAACAACCTTATTCTTCGTAGGTGATACAACAATATCAATTAAATCATGCTCAAAAATCATTATATCACCATTCAAAGCTCTACGGGCGACCATTTCAATTTGAGGTACATCATCCTGGATAATTTTAATTTTGATTCCACCAGAGGTACCAGAATCTTCAGCGACATTTGACTCATCTGGTACTATTTTAACTTTTACTGACATCTTTAATAATCTCTTGGTTTAATTGTTGTACTTTCAGAATGGTCTCAACCATCCCAACATCTACTTGTTTATCTTTCATCTCTTCAAGTACATTGATGATTTTTGAAATTCGGCCTGAGAGTGTCTTGTCTTCCGACGTGTGCATGAAGTTAGATAAATCACTCTTAAGTCTACCGACCTCTTCATTCATAAACATTTTAAGCTCAAGTCCATCATCAGCAAAAGATGTAACAAACTTTGTCACTAGACTCTTTTGTGATTCGTTAAGGCTTGTGTGGTACTTGTCATTGAACCTCTTAACAAACGACTTATAAACTAGATTGTCAATTGGTTCCTTAATCGTGCTGTTTTTGTTTTCAGAGGTTTCTGCGTTATTTTCAATAAGTTTTTGTTCTAAAAGAACTCTATTTTTTGCAGTGGTTGATTTATTAAAAATAGAATAAACAGTGGCTAAGTCTTTATAGTTAGGAACAAAATTGTCGTAAACCTGGACACCTAGAGATTTGTTAATTGTATTGATAAGTCTTGATTGTTCGGCAAAAATTCTATCCTGATTTAATTTTTCAAAGTCAATTCTAGCCTCAGATAAAATCTTTTGAATCGTCTTTTCATCAAGACCCTTAGTTTCAACTATGCCCTGATAAATTTGAAGCTCCTTCTTTAATTCAGAGCCCTTGGTAAAATGCTCTTTGATAACTGAAGCGACCATTTGCTTTCTGTCCATATCCTCTTTGATGACAGCTTTGGTAAGCTCTCTAATCAAAGCCTCATAAACAAAAGCGGTGTTTCTTTTTTTGTTATGCTTTATTTTCATTTTTCTTCCTCAATTCTAAGTTTTCAATTAACAGCCTCATCTCCTGGGTGACATCGCTAATTATCTTTTCTTCCTTATTATAAGTAGTCTTCTTAGACTCTTTAAGACCATTAAGACCAATAAGGCTATCTAAATCTCTCTTGTATGGATGTAAGCCCAACTGGGTTGAACTAAAAGAAGCTGTGCCACCTTTCAGCCCAGAGCTGGCAAGAGCTGCACGGTGCCTTGCATCTGTTCGCCTTCCATCATGATTGACTTGATCGTACTCTTCTCTTCTCTGTGAAGCCGTCCTACCTCTAGTACCAACCTTATCATCACGCTTACCAGGAGCAGCCAATAAGTTAGAATCAGGCTCATCACCACCTGCAGCCGCATCATCACCGCCGCCTAACTCTGGCTCGTCACCTACTGTGCCTGTTCCACCTGAAGGATCTCCCCCGTCTGGAGCGCCTGAACCAAAGAATGCATCTTCGCCAGCTTCACCTGCCTCAGCTTGCCCTTCCAATCCTCCAGCACCTCCCGCAGAAAGCTCAGCCTGTGTCTTCTCCGCAGTGACTTCAAGTGCTGCTTCAATCTTTCTATCATGAAAGATCTCTCTTTGATTTCTAAGAAACTCCTCTTCCGACATGTTGAATACGTTTGAAGCAACCCACCTTTTACTGAAATACCCTTCTGTGGCATTTGACGCCGCTTCAAACTTTACTTTCCAGTGTTCTAGTTCTTGAAGTTCTGCAATCTTTGATGGGTTTGACAAAGAAATCTTAAAAGATGTAAGATCCACGCCGCGAAAACCCAAAACATAAAGATGAACAAGGCCAATCTTTTCAAGTTCAGTGACAATTGACCTTTGAAGCCTCTGTACAGTTCGTGCGAACCTAATGTCTTTTTGTGCAAGAGTTGCTTTGTCTTCTTCACCGCCATCAACAGCAGACAAATATGATGCTGGTATTTTAAGTGCGGAGAAAAGCTTGTCTCTCAAATACTTAACGTCGTCTATATCACCAGTATATGTGCCGCCAGGCAAACTCTCCACTTTTGAAGAGATTTGACCACGAACAGGAATAAAGTAGTCTTCATCAACAGACATTGGGTTGTATCTTAAATCAACACGTCCAGTCTTTGGATCAACAACCTGGTTTCTTTTCATGCTTGTCATTACTTTTTGCATGTATTGTTCTACATCCTGTGGAGCAATCCCACCAGTATCAATGTAGAATACTCTTCTTTCAGGAGAACGAACAATACGATAAGCCATCATAGCATCTTCAAGCAAAGTTAGTTGTCTCCATATTCTCCTAGCAGGTTCAAGTGCGCTTGTGCCATAAGGTGCATGCTTGTCGTTACCAAGAATTCTAAAATGAGATATCTGCCAGTTCTCAAAAGTCATACCAGCACTATTCCACTGATACTGAACATAATTAGGATTTGTCTTGTCTTCACCCTCAAGTCTTTCAAGCTCATTACCTGGCAAGCCAATAACAGACTTTATGCCAAGATCTTCGTCAATGTCAAGGTAAAGAAAAAAGTCACCATACTTACACATCGTGCGTGACCATCCAAAAAGATTAAATTCAATATTCAAAACCTTATGATAAAGATTGTCAAGAATGTTCTTGATTTCGTCATTTGGACAATCAATAGTCAGCAAAGGCTGAAGCGCACTACTGGTGGTCATTTCATCAGCATAAATATCCAAAGCAGATGCTATCTCTGGTGTGTACTCCATTTGGTCAAAATCAACATATCTTTCCAAACGTGTTTGGTTTGACATGACATTTGCCATGAGATTATCAAATGGATTGTATTCAGTCTTTTTAAACTGTTGTCCACTTGCAGACTTAAATCTATTAGCATACTTGTCTAGCTGTCTTCTTCTAAGCCTTCTAGCTGTTTGAGTTCTATGGAGAACTAGTGGACCAGACAGAAGCCTTGTCAGCTTCTTGAAAAGATTGCTATCTGGATTTCTTGTGTTTTTCTTATCTTTTCTAATTCTTCTAGTATTATCTGACATTTAATCACCCTTTGAACAACCAAGGAAACTCTTGATATGTTTTGTTAGCTTTTACCATAGTATCAAATGTGCTCCTATTTTTATAGGTATTCATACCTGGAATAGTTGTATCTAAATTTGTTTTTGTTGAGAACATAGCATTTAGTGCGGCTTTTTTATATTCTAAAGCCTGTGAGTTTTCTGACAGTACTGTATCTCTAACCCAGCAACCTATTGCACAAGCCAATATAAGATCATCATTGTATGATCTCATCGCTTCAGCTTTACCATTGTTCCAAACAAAAGTTTTCATCTCACTTAAAAGTCTAGATGAGTATACTTTAATTAGCTTGTTTCTTATGAATTCCTCTAGTTTAGCTACAATTAGAGGCCTTGTTTTAGAAGAGGTAGTAAAACCAGGCACACTATTGCTTCTATATTCTGCCTCTATTTGGTCAACATAATCATGTGTAGATTTAATTGAGAAATAAATATTTGGATACCCTCTTTCTATAAGCTTATCAAGTACGGCAAAACCAACTGAGTTATTTTCAACTATCATCATGCAACTACCGTACTCTTTACCTGAATCAAATAGGATCTTTGAAAAAATATCAGGGGTTACTTTTCCCTGATACTCGGCCACTATTTCCATGGTGCTAAGCTTTATAGTGTGAAAAACAGAATAGTCCCTACCATCTCCTCTAGCAACGTCTGCCGTAATCAAATACTCATTACCTGACTGAAACTCTTCCCATATCCACAAATTCCTATCAAAACCTGTTCTATACTTTGGTTCGCAAACAACTGAATCAATCCATGCCAAGTCCTCTGGGTGAAATACAGTTTCACCAGACATATTAAAATTACACTCAAGCTCTTGTGCTATTTGTCTACGTGACATGTTTTTTGTTTCTTTTTCAAACCATTCTGTATCTCTATCTGGGTGTACATCCCACGGTAAACTTGTTGGAAAAAAATCATTTGTCTTATTTGAGGCTTCTATGTAAGTCTTGTGAAACCAATTACCGACGCCATTTGGAGTTGAAAGCGCAATGCAGCGCCCACCAGTTGATAGTGTCGGATACAAACCTGTCCATAACTCCTCTAACCCCTCAACGTGCGCTGCTTCGTCAACAACCAACAATGACAAAGCCTCTGAACGTCCAGCATCCCCAGAGGTTGAAGAAGCTTTAATCTGTGATCCGTTTGAAAGTACAAAAGAAGTTCTGTTATCTATAGATACTTCAGATATTCTCAACCAGTGTGGCATATTTTTTATGATGGCTTTCACTTTCTTGACTAGATTTGCAGCCGTATTAAACTTGGTAGCAATAACTAATACATTCTTCTCTTTGTGAAACATCATCATCCATGCTACATATGCTGCGGTAACTGTAGAGATGCCAAGCTGACGAGCTTTTAAGATGACATTAAAACGATAATCTTCAAAGTCTTCAAGTAATTGTGACTGAAAATCATATAAGTGAAAAGGTATCAAACCTTTCATTGGATGTGTAATTTTTGCGTAATTATTAATGAAATATGCAGGTTGCTTACCGCACTTTATTATCTCTTTACGAAGCTCTTGTTTTGTAAGGTGTGCAGACATACATCACTTAAGGTCTGGATTTCTTTGTCCCGTCTGCATATCAAATGGGTTGAACTGTTTGTAATTGTCGCCTTTTGCTTTAGCGTTTGTTGGTTTCTTGGCGTTTCCACCAAGCTCCAAGAACTTCTTGAAAGTATCTCTAAGACCTGTCTCTCCCTCTTCTTCCAAGAGGCCCTCAGACAACTTAAAAGTTTCGGTAGCTATTACTGTAGTTCGGACCCTTGAAAGATATTGAACTAAGATATCCGTCTCCCCCTCCTTTGTTAGAGCTAGAGAACTTCCAGTAGCATTTCTGTATTCCTTCTTAAGATGTTTCACAAGATCAGACATTGTAGACTGTATGTCAGTCTCAAAAGATGTGCCGTGAACTTCCTTAAGCTTGGTGTCAGTCTGGTAAGTCAATACAAGTCTGTTACCTTGAACTCTTGCATTAAAACCATCAATCACTCTGGAATCAATTATAGGGTTTCCTTCTTCTCTCCTGAGACCCGCTTTAATCGGTTCTCCTTCTTCATCAAGCGCACCATCGTAGTTTCTAGAGAGTGCCTGTGAAATTCCATTAACAACATCAAGTATAGTAGCCATTTAAAAACCTCGCTTTATATTATAAATAGTGTTTTTAATCATTAAATGCCTCAGTATTATTGGGTCTCCAGCCTGATAGCCATCTAGTTTCTCTGCCTTCAATGTATTGAATATAACAATTAAAACAACAATCAAATTTTGTAAAGTAAACATCGTCGTCATGGCTGAAAGAATAGGACCCACAATGCTTACATTCCCTAGACGATTTAACTTTTTTAAAATTTTTTGAAATTAGAAAACCATCTCTCTTTTCTCTGTCTTGATCGTTGTCTTGAAACTTTTGATAAAATTGCTTCATCTGCTTGAGATACTCTTTTTCTTTTTCCTTATCCCAACGATTCTTTGGATTTTCTATGGCTTCTTTGCCATACTTTTCTTTAATTGCCTTTTCTATTTTGGCCACTTCATTGAGGTCAAGTTTACTCACTATAACTCCAAAACACCATAACTATTGCTGCACCTATGATTGCACCTATTGAGGCTGGTGCGATAATACTAGCCTTATTAACTATGATCAATTCCTTTTCCAAGGTTTGATTCTGTTGCTTGAGAGCGGCGATAGTAGCATCCTTAGTACTAACTTCGTAATCAAGCTTAGCTTGAAGCTTTCCAATCTTTAGGTTATGTTCAGCTACTAATTTGTCTATATTGAGTTGCACTCTCAACTCACATCTTTGCTGTTGGATTTCTTTCTTGACTATGAGTTCTGAAACAGCTTTTTCGTCAAAGCACCAACCATTCCAAGGAATAGAGTCGCCCTTCTTAAGGCTTACATACTTACCAGGAGACGCAACCGCAACTGTTGCAAAACTAAGAATCAGAAACAAAACCAAACAAGTCTTCAATCTTTTTGTTAATTTCATCTGGGTCATCCTTTGCCTTTTGAACAATCTCTTTTACTTTCTTTTTTTCTTTTCTTGAAAGTTCTTGTTCTTTCTTTTCATATTTCTCTTCTATTGTAGCAATAGTTTGCTTATACTTTAACTCTAATTCTTCTCTTTTAGCAATCTCTATTTTGTGCTGACTCTTTAGACTATTAATCTGCTTTTCGTGAGACTCCTTGCTTGCCTTTAAAGCCTCTATAGCACCATCAGCATTCTTCCTAGAAAAAAACCAAATAACTATTGTCCACAGAATAAGTGCAGCAGCTTTCCAATATCTTTTTACAAGCTCCCAGGCAATCTTAACTTTCAGCAACATACTTATTTACCATGCTTCCATTGCACTGCAAGATCAACCAAAGCCTGAGATCCGATATATGCTAAAGTAACAGCAACCCAGTCCCCAGAAGTCAATGATCCATAAACAGCCAATCCAGTAGCCGTTAGCCAGGCCAAAAACTTGCGAGATATAAACCTCTCTACATGCTTATCAGCAAAAGATTTTAAAGTTGACATCATAACACCCTCCTTAAATATTAACGTGAGCGTAGCCTCCAGACTTGTCAATACTGATCTGCGTGTCAACTGAATCTTTCAGTGCATCAAGATGTGAAATAAGAATAACAGTTTTAAAGTGACTCTTAACCATATCTATAATTCTGACAAAACCTTCCATATTGTCTTCGTCCAAAGCTGTACCAGGCTCATCCATTATAAATAGGTCTGGCTTTGGTAAATTTGTCACACTTAATAGTGCTAATCTAATTGCCATTGAAGAAATAGTCTTTTCAGCACCAGATCCCATTTCTAATGGTCTTGGTTCATACTTAGGATGCTTGATAAATATGTCAAGACTTTTACCCTCGTTGAGAATAAACACTTCAAAGTCAACAATTCCTGTTAAAATCTTTGCAATTTCCTCATTGATAAGTGGTAGTCTATTTTTTATGATATCGTAAGATATACCATCAGGATGGCAACAATCCATGTACAGCTTATATGCTGAAAACTCTGCTCGTAGTGTTTGCAACTCCTGCTTATCTTCCTGTAAGGATTTGATCTGTTGCTCAATTGAACCAACATCTCTAAATAGCATGTTTGTGTTGGCTCTGCACTGATCAATCTCTTTCTTTGTATCAGCAATAAGTTTTTCTGTAGTATCTCGTTTTTTAACTACGCCTTCAAGATTTTCAATAACCTCTTTATTTTGCTCATAAAGTTTAAGCTTTTCTTCCAAAGAAGTAAGTTCTGACCTGAGTCTAAAATCTTGACCCGATATCTTTTCAAGCTGCAGTTCAATTTTTGAAATAGCTGATTCTGTATCTGTTCTTTTTTGTAAAACCTGGTTGTATCTTTCAATGTAAGATTCAACTTTATCAGGCTCCATTTCAACTAGCTCCTCTCCAATAGCATTAACTCTAAGTGCAACTTTACCATTATCAGATTCCACTATTTGAATTAACTCTAGGGATTTGTGCGCATCTTCAATAAATTTGCATGTTGGAAACTGGCTACCACATGGAACTTCTTTCAGCAAGTCAGACTTATTAAGAAGTCTTGTTCTTTCATTTGAGTTCTTCTCAAGCTCAGAAATAAGAGATTCCAACTCTTTTCTTTTGTTAGAGACTGATTCAAGTTTTTGTTCGTAGGTTTTGATTTCAAAACCCTTCATGAATTCTTGAATCTTGGAAAGATATGACTTGTCAGATACCAACTGTGCCGTTAAGTCCTTCTTCTCAGCTTCATAACCTGAAATACTCTTGTTAATATTTTCAATTTGTGTTTTCAATTTCTTGGGATTAATAATCTCCGTTGGAGCAGAATCAATTTTGCTTTGCAAATCCGCTAAAAGCTTTTTTGAAACCTCTAGACTTTCAGATAGGGCAACACATCTTTCTTGATTTTCTTCAAGTTTGTTGTTGCTCTCCTCAAGCAGAAGCGAGTTCTCATCAATAAGCTCATCATAGTTCACGGCTTCAAGCTTCTTAAGCAAAGCATGCTTATCTTTAGATTCTGCCTTTGCAAGCTCATGCTTTTTCTCAAATATCTCTAAGTCAAGAAACTTAGCAAGAATCTTCTTTCTATCTGTAGTCTTCTTGCCAATAAAGGTAAGAGAGTCAAGCT